AAATTAAACGAGTTCGGGAATAATTGCTGATGTGGTGTGTACATAAAATTAAATTAGTTGCTGTATGTCTTCCAGTAATTGCAATATCTGTAATAAGTTCTAAAATTGCTTTTCCTAATTTACCAGTTATACCATCATAATCATCAAAGATAATAAGACAATTTCTAAACTCTTCTATATTTGGTGGGTTTTCTAAAATAGAATCTATATTTATTCTTTTAGGTCTTCCAACAGTTAAACTATCTAGTGTTGAATCTTCTGTTAATTTAGAAATTAAATAAACTTCATTATTAGGATGTAATTTTTTGTAATTGGTTGCTATTTGTCCTGCTACGTACGACTTACCACTACCGGAAGCACCTGCAATGTAATAAACGTTTCTTTTGTCTTCTTCTGTTGGTGGGACAATTTCAAATTTATCCCCGACCATTAAATTAACCTCTTTTAATTGCTGGCTTTTTTTTATTGGGTCTTCTTCTGTATGTAAATATAAAATATTTTGAGTTGTTCCACTCTTATTTTTTACTACTGCAATTGCTGTACAATCTTTTTTTTTCTCTATAAAATTTAAATATACCATTATATATTATATATTATATATTTTATATTTT